GCGTTTCGGCAAAAGCTACCTTTCCTGCATAGAACTTCTCCGTGGAGCTATAGAAAGACCCGGAGAAACGTTCTTTTACTGTGCTCCCACGTACAGAATGAGCAAGGATATTGTATGGAAATTACTGAAAAAGCTCGTCCCCAAAGCCTGGATCAAATCCAAGAACGAAACCGACCTCAAAATCGAACTCGTCAACGGCTCCACCATCGAACTGAAGGGCACCGAGAACGCCATGGCCCTCCGAGGCCGCAGTCTGGCTGGCGTGGTGCTCGACGAAGCCGCCTTCATGGACTCCGAGGTCTGGTTCGAGGTCATCCGCCCCGCGCTAGCCGACAAACAGGGCTGGGCCCTCTTCATTTCCACCCCGGACGGCACCGCCAGCTGGTTCTACGACCTCTGGTGCTACTGCGAAGAGGGCGACACGGACTGGCAGCGCTGGCAATTCACCACCATCGAAGGCGATAACGTCCCACCAGAGGAAATCGAAGCCGCCCGCGCCCAACTCGACGCCCGCACCTTCCGCCAAGAATTTGAAGCCAGCTTCGAAAACCTCTCCGGCCTCGTCGCCATCTCCTTCTCCGACGACAACATCGACAAAATCGTCCAAGACCTCCCCGTCCTACCCCTTTTGCTGGGGGTGGACTTCAACATCGACCCCATGTCAGGCATCTGCGCCGTCAAAAAAGGCGACGTCCTCTGGGTCTTCGACGAAATCATCATGACCGGCGGCGCCACCACCTGGGATCTCTGCGAAGAAGTCCAATCCCGCTACGGCGTCGAACGCCGCATCATCGCCTGCCCCGACCCCACCGGCGGCGCCCGCAAAACCAGCGGCGTTGGAGCCACCGACCACAACATCCTCCGCAAATCCGGCTTCACCGTCTCCAGCCCCCGCTCCCCCTGGAAGATCCGCGACAAAATCACCTGCGTCAACACCGCCCTCCTGGACGCCTCTGGAACCCGCCGCCTCTTCATCCACCCCCGCTGCAAAGAACTGATCAAATCCCTCCGCACCCTCACCTATTCCCCCGGCACCGGCCTCCCCAACAAGAACCTCGGCGTAGACCACGCCTTCGACGCCCTGGGATACCTCTGCCTCCAAACCTTCAACCTCGCCAAACCCGAGAACCTCGGCAAAACCAACTATCGTGTGTGGTAAGCACCGTCGGTATAAAACATGGCCCCCAAAAAGCCCTCCAAAGCCCAGAAAAAAGTCTCCAAAGTGATGCGTGAATACAGCAAAGGCGAACTCCACTCGGGCAGCAAAGAAGGCCCCGTCGTCAAATCCCGCAAACAAGCCATCGCCATCGCCATGTCCGAAGCCGGCATGAAGAAAAAACCCGCCAAGAAAGGTAAGAAATAGCCTCAATCCTTCCCCCCGAGGCCCCGATGCAACTCCTCCACTCCACCTCCGTCACCACCCCCTACCCCTTCGGCACCTCCACCGGCGCCGCATCTTCTGCTGGAGCCACCGACGCCTTCGGTCGCATCCGCACGTCCAGCCCCCTCACCCTTTTCGACTCCAGCCACCGCTACCGCGACAACGGCCTCTGGAGCACCGCCACCACAACCGGCGGCACCTCAACCTTTGACGCCAACGCCGGCCTGGTCAACCTCGCCGTAACCACGGCCTCCGGTTCCTCGGTCATCCGCGAAACCACCAAATGCTTCTCCTACCAGCCGGGTAAATCCCTGCTGGTCATGTCCACCTTCACCCTCAACCCGGCCAAAACCAACCTCCGCCAGCGCATCGGCTACTACGGCGCCGCCAACGGCATGTACCTGGAGCTGGACAACACCACCCTCTCCTTCGTCGAGCGCAGCTCCTCCACCGGCTCCCTGCTCGAAACCCGCGTCGCCCAATCCGACTGGAACACCGACCCCCTCAACGGCACCGGTCCCTCCAACCTCACCCTCGACCTCACCAAAGCCCAAATCCTCTGGATGGACATTGAGTGGCTGGGCCTTGGCACAGTCCGCATGGGCTTCATCATCAACGGCAAATTCATCCACTGCCACTCCTTCCACCACGCCAACATCATCACCTCCACCTACATCACTACCGCCTCCCTCCCCCTCCGCTATGAAATCACCAACACCGCCGCCACCGCTAGCGCCAGCACCCTCAAGCAAGTCTGCTCCACGGTCCTTTCTGAAGGCGGCTACGAACTACGCGGCCTCCAGCAAGCCATCGGCACCCCCATCAACACCCCCACAAGCCTCGCCACCATCGGCACCTACTACCCAATCGTCTCCCTCCGCCTGAAATCCACCGCCCTCGACGCCATCGTCATCCTCACCGCCATCTCCCTCCTCGGCGTCACCACCAACACCAACTACAACTGGCGCGTCGTCGCCAGCCCCACCACAACCGGCGGCACCTGGGTCAGCGCCGGCGCCAACTCCTCCGTCGAATACAACATCACCGGCACCTCTACCGCCGGCGGCCGCATCCTCGCCCAAGGCTATTTCAGCGCCTCCACCCAAAGCTCTCCCACCATCGACATCCTCAAAGAAGCCCTATTCAAATTCCAACTGGAGCGCGACGGCCTCACCAGCACCCCCTCCGAACTAAGCCTCGTCATGACAGGCAGCACATCAACCTGTAGTGTCCACGCATCCATGGACTGGGAGGAAATCAGCCGCTAATGGCCATCCAAACCATCACCGGGGGCTGCATCCACGTCGAAATCGACGCCGAAGACGGCCTCACGCACGCCACCTTCGCCTTCAAAACCCCTTCCCTCCCCGAAACCTTGGGCGGCTTCGTCACAATGCTCGCCCACGGCATCGAAGTGCTGGTGCCCATCAACGACCCCGACGACGAGGAAGAAGACGATGACGATTGAATACCGAGGCGAAACCTTCGAGGGCTACAACAAACCCAAGCGCACCCCCAACCACCCAAACAAATCCCACGCAGTCCTCGCCAAAGAGGGCAACGTGGTGCGCCTCATTCGCTTCGGTCAGCAGGGCGTAACTGGCTCACCACCCCAAAAAGGAGAATCAGCAGCAGACAAAGCCAGGCGGGCATCGTTTAAGGCTCGTCATGCGGCCAACATTGCCAAGGGTAAACTCAGCGCCGCGTTCTGGGCAGATCGCAGCAAATGGAGTTAGGATAAACTGGTAACCAGTTGACTTCTTGTGGCAGCGCACCACTCATACATCGAAGTCTCATGTCCGACGTGCGGCACCAGTCGCACAACCCGTAAGGACTTAGTGGCAAAAGCTGTCAAGGAAGGCCGGGATTTACTGTGCAAGTCTTGCGCGATCAAGGCTTGCGATAAACGCTGGGATTCCATACGGAAAGACCCTCAAGATTGCGTCAGAAATCAAGGCGCTTACAAATCATTCCACAAAGCCAAGCGCCGCGTTAAAACAAACCACCACAACGCATACGCCAACGTCGAGTTTCGATTTGATTCTTACGCGCAGTTCTTACAAGAACTCGGCCCTCGCCCTGAAGGCATGACGTTGGACCGTATAGATCCCATGGGACATTACGAGCCGGGTAATGTCAGGTGGGCCACCATCGAAGAACAGGCCAAGAATCGAAACCCTCGCTTCACATGGACCGCCAAGCACTAACTGCCTCCTGAGCTTTAATCCACTGCTTCAATTCCGCGACATACCACCGCAGATCCTGTGCCTTCGCCGCGTGCCACCCACTCCCACTGGAACGGTATAGCTCTTCGTGCCTATCAATCGCATCAAGACACTGCTTGATCAGCGCGTTCCACGGCTCCCGAACCGGCGTATTCCACTCGCGCACGGTAACAAGGCCGCGTTCACTGCCAAAATAGGTACAAAGTAGGAGTCCAGCCGTGGTCTACAGCGCCAACATCCCGCCAACCGGAGCTGTAGTCAGCGAATCCCCATTCGTCCGCAACCTGGACAGCATCGCCATGATGTCCGACTGGGGCGTCATGGCCGCCGTCACCCGTGGCACCAACTACATCCGCGACCTCAGCGAAACCTACCTCCCCCAAGAACCCCGCGAAGACAACGACGCCTACACCACCCGCGTCGATCGGTCCGTACTATCGCCGTACACCAGCCGCCTAATCGAGACCGCCGCCGGCGCCATCCTCCGCAAACCCATCCACGTCGAGGGCGACCCCTACTGGCTGGAGCTAATCCAGAACATCGACGGCCTGGGCTCCAGCATCAACGAATACGCCCGCCGCTCCCTGGTAAGCAGCCTCACCTACGGCCACAGCGCCATCCTGGTTGACTACCCGGCCGCCATGGGCGCCCGCAACCTGGCCGAAGAACGCGCCTTGGGCCGCCGCCCCTACTTTGTCCACGTCGATGCCCCCCAAATCTGGGGCTGGCGCAAAGAGTCTGGCACCAACCGCCTCCTGCAGGTCCGCATCCACGACTACGACGTCCGCCCCCTGAACGAGTTCGGCGAAGAACAAGTCGAGCAGATGCGCGTCATCTACCCCGGCCGCTACGACCTCTACACCCTCGGCCAAGAAGTAGTCGAGTTCACCGAATCCGGCGACTACAGCCTCCCCGAAATCCCCCTGGTGCCGATCTACAGCAACCGCCGGGGCCTCCTGATCTCCCAGCCCCCACTGCTCGACATCGCCAACCTCAACATCACCCACTACCAGCGCCAAGCCGACCTCATCCACGCCCTCCACATCGCCGCCATGCCCACCCTCGTCCTAGAGGGCTGGGACGACACCACCGGCTCCGCAACGATGGGCGTCAACTACGCCATCGCCATGCAACCCGGCAACAAGGCGTACTACGTCCAAGCCGACGCCACCAGCTTCGACGCCCAAATGGCCGAACTGGAATCCCTCGCCTCGCAAATGTCCACGCTTGGCGTCACCAAACTCTTCGGCCAAAAATTCGTGGCCGAATCCGCCGAGGCCAAGCGCATCGACCAAGCCCAATCCAACTCCGTCCTTTCCATCATCAGCCAAGAACTGGAGTCCGCCCTCAACCAAGCCTTCGCCTTTGCCGCCCAATACGTCGGCCTGGAACCTCCCGAAATCACCATCGACCGCGACTTCGACTACTACCGCCTAATCGGCCAAGACGTAGCCGTCCTGGCACAACTGGCCGACACCGGCAAGATCAGCAACGCCATGCTGCTGGAAGTCCTCCGCCGTGGCGAAATCCTGCCCGACAACATCAACATCGAAGAAGAACTCTTGGACCTACCAGATAACAGCGACCTCGAAGAAGTCGAGCAACCCGAGGCCGAGGAATCCGAAACCGATACAATGAACGAATCGGAGGTCGAGTAGTCCCATGGCCGTCTCCCCTGGCACCTACAACATCCGCCTGCAGCGCCGCGCCGACTACTCCGTAGCGCTCCAGTTCAACGACAGCACTGGAGCAGCAATCAACCTCACCGGCTGGACCGCCTACGCCCAAGCCTGGAACCGCGACCGCACAACAAAATACGCCGACTTCGCCATCACCTACACCAACCGCGCAAGCGGCCAAATCACCATCTCGCTAACAGATAGTCAAACAACGACGTTCCCCAACGAATGCTATTACGACGTCCTACTGGAGAACCCCAGTACGATCCGTGAATACTATCTCGAAGGAACTATCTATGTATCCGAGGGCTATACAGCATGACATCCGTAAATATAAGTGAGTCTACGAATACTGTAAATGTAACCACAGGGGACAACACAACCGCTGTTGTATCTGTACCTGTAACCACGGTGGTTACAGCCACCGCGACAGGACCGCAAGGTGCCCAAG